GGTAATTGGACAGCTCGATATTTTCTTAGCGACAGTCAATATTTAATTAGGTAATTAACGCACTGTATGGCTACACAAAGAGAAGTTGCAGACCATTTGGACTTATCAGTCAAAAGAGTCTCAGAATTGATTAGAGATGGCGTATTGCCCTCAAAAATGGGTAGAAGTCCACTCAACTTAGATGTTTGCAGAGTTGCTTACATCTCCTACCTTAGAAAACTAGGTGGATACAATAAAAGAAGCGGTACTGGTGATATTGCTGAAGAAAAAACTAAACTTACTGCAGCTCAAGCTAGAAAGGCTGAGTTAGAAGTAGAAGAGATGGAAGCTAAACTTATACCAGCACAACTAGTTGAAGATACTTGGGTTGATTATGTAGCTAATGCAAGAGCAAAACTATTAGGACTACCTTCAAGAATCGCACATCAAGTCATTACAGTGGATAAATACGCTGAAGCAGAATTAATAATAAAAGAACAAGTGCATGAAGCACTAAACGAGTTAGCTCAAGATGGAATACCTCAAAAATATAGAAAAGGTGATACAGGAGACCAATCAGACTTGGACTCCACCACCCAATCTGAAGATAAGTAACTGGGCAGATACCTACAGAAGATTATCACCTGAGTCTTCAGCAGAAGCTGGTCAGTGGAGAACTGATAGAGCACCATTTCAAAGAGAGATAATGGATTCTTTCAATGACCCTGATATACAGCGAATTGTGTTCCTTAAATCTTCGCAAGTTGGTGCTACCGAAATTTTATTAAATGTTATTGGTTACTACATAGACCAAGACCCAGCACCATTACTGATAATGCAACCAACACTTCAGATGGCTCAAGCGTTTAGTAAAGATAGATTAGCTATGATGATAAGAGATTCTGAAAAGATAAGGGATTGTGTTAAAGACCCAAGAAGTAGAGATAGTGGTAATACAGTTTTATCTAAAAAGTTTGCTGGTGGTAATCTAAACATTGTTGGTTCTAATTCTGCATCAGGATTAGCATCAAGACCAATAAGAATTGTTTTAGCAGATGAGTGTGATAGATATGAAGCATCAGCAGGTGCAGAAGGTGACCCAATATCACTAGCAACAAAGAGAACAACTACTTTTTGGAATAAGAAGATTTATCTATGCTCTACCCCAACAATAAAAGGGTTATCAAGAATAGAAACAGCTTTTGAAGAATCAGATAAGCGTTACTATCATGTACCTTGTCCTGAATGTAATCATAAACAGGTCTTAAAATGGAAAAACGTAGTTTGGGAAGAAGATAAACCTGAAACAGCTAATTATGCATGTGAAGAATGTGGTTCTATTATTGATGAGTCTAAAAAGCAATGGATGTTAAAGAATGGTGAATGGATAGCATCAGCACCTAAATCAGATACAGCAGGATTCCATATATCTGAGCTATATTCACCTTGGTCTACTTGGGCGGATATGGCTAAATCATTTCTTGAAGCTAAAAAGAATCCTGAAATGCTAAAGACTTGGGTAAATACTGCTTTAGGCGAATCTTGGGAAGAGCAAGGAGAAGCTGTTGAATATGAAACACTATTAGAACGCAGATTGAATTATGATTATACGACTATACCTGAAGATGTATTAGTTTTAACTGCTGGTGTTGATACACAGAAAGATAGATTAGAACTGCAATTAGTGGGATGGGGTAAGAATTATGAAGCGTGGGTCTGTGACTATAAGATATTTTGGGGTGACCCAAATGCTCAGAATGTTTGGTCAGATTTAGATGCTTACCTAAAAAAAAGATTTAAGACTGAATCTGAAAGATTAATACCTATATCATGTTGCACTGTTGACTCAGGTGGACATCATACCAACATGGTTTATCAATTTACCAAACCAAGACAAGCTAGAAGAATATTTGCAATCAAAGGTTTATCTCAAGCTGGTAAACCAATAGCCAATAGACCTACATTTGTTGGCAAAAATAGAGCAGTACTTTATGGTGTTGGTACAGATAGTGCAAAAGAAGCCATATTTGCTAGATTATCTACTGAACCTGAAAGCACTACTCTGCATTTTTGCTCAGACCTTGATGAAGAGTACTTTAAACAGCTAACAGCAGAAAAAAGAATCACAAAGTTTGTAAGAGGTAGAAAATCATTGGTTTGGAAGCAAGTTAGACCAAGAAACGAAGCATTAGATACATTGGTTTATAACTTTGCTGCTATTTATATTTTAAATCCTAACTATGACTCTATTGAGAACAAAATACTTACTCAAGAGTCAAAACCACAGCAAAAACAACAAAAAAGACCACAAAAAGGCATAAATAGGGGTAATTTCGCTACTTCTTGGAAATAATTGCTGTTTTTTCATTAAAACTATATACATTTATATATTTATAGGTAATATAGGTAGTATGTTAAACAAAAAGGAGTCAAACATGGAATACAAAATAATTAAAAAAACTGAAAATCTTAGAGAAGCTGTAGAAACAGCTAATAACATTTTAAAAGCAAATGGTAAATTAGGACTATTTGATGGATATTCTAATGAGCTAGATTTTAAAGATAATTTCTTTGATAGACATGGAATACTAGCTTTAGTAACTGAGGATGGTAAAGTTTTACAAGTTACTGATTGTAACAAACATGGCTTATACATGAATGAACTAACTTGCGGAACTGTACTTACAGGTGGTGATAAACATTTATCAACAGCACATCATAAAGATAATGTTGTTACTATTAAGCATTATCCTGAAATAGCTTTAACTGAACAAGTTAGAGAAGAAGCTAGAAAATCTAAAAAAATAATTTTTACTTCATAATCCCACCAAAACCATAAAAGGCTCTTAATTGAGCCTTTTTTATTTTTTCCCTTTTTCATATTGACAATACCCTAATAAACCTTAGTGTTAGATGTAGATATATCTAAAACATTTATGAGGTTTTTGCTTGAGCAACAAATTTGATTCAACAAACTATCCATCTCAAGTTCCTACTGAATTGCAGTTGGGAGACTTTTGGGCATGGAAAAGAGACGATTTATCAGAAGACTATCCAGTAGCATCTTATTCATTATCTTATGAATTTAATTTAATTGATGGGTCTACAGCTTCTAACTTTACAGTAGAAGCTACTGAGTCTAATGATACTTATATCATAGAAGTAAGTAGCACTTCTTCTTATACAAAAGGCAACTATAATTGGGTTTCTTATATAACTAGAACATCTGATTCAGCAAGAGTTAAATTAGAAGAAGGATTTGTAGAGATACAAGACAATTACGCTACTACATCAGCTTCAGTTAGAAGTCATGCAAAAATTGTTTTAGACTCAATAGAAGCTGTTATAGAAAACAGAGCAAATATTGACCAATCATCTATGTCTATAGCTGGAAGGTCATTATCAAGAATGTCTGTAGACGAACTTTTAACTTTTAGAGCTAGATATAAAGCTGAATACTTAAAAGAAGTCAAACAATTAAGAATTAAAAACAAAAGAGGGTCAGGAAATACACCCAAGGTAAGGTTTGTAAAATAATGGCATGGTATAACAGAATATTAGGCATTAATGAGCCTAAAAAGAAAAAAAGACAAGCATATAGAAGAAGTTACGCTGGTGCTAATACTGGTAGACTGTTTGCAGATTTTATAACCACCTCAACTAGTGCTGATGCTGAAATAAAAGATAACATAAGAATACTCAGAGATAGAGCAAGAGAGTTAGCAAGGAACGATAGCTATATTGCAAGATACCTTAACCTGATGGTGTCTAATGTTATCGGTAAGCATGGCATAAGAGTTAGTAGCAAAAGTCGAAATGACAATGGTTCATTAGACCTTGCTGCTAACCAGCTCATTGAGTCAGCTTGGAAGGAATGGTCAAAGGTTGGTAATTGTACAACTAATGGAAGGTTATCATTCTTAGATTGTCAAAAGATATTTATTGAATCTTTATGTAGAGATGGTGAGGTTTTAATAAGAAAGATAAAAGACAGCAATTCTCCTTTTGGTTTTCAATTACAGTTTTTAGAAGCAGACCATTTAGATGAGAATAAAAACGATGTCTATAAGGCTACTGGTAATCGTATCAAGATGGGTGTTGAGGTAGATAAATATGATAAGCCAGTGGCATATCACTTATACAAAGACCATCCATACGATAGGGTTTACTTAGCTCAAGCACAACACATTAGAGTTCCTGCTGATGAGATTATCCATGCTTACCTACCTACTAGAGCAGAACAAACTAGAGGTGTTTCTTTGGTTGCTACAGCAATGGCTAATGTGAAGATGTTAAATGGTTACTTAGAAGCAGAAATAGTTGCAGCTAGGGTTGGTGCATCTAAAATGGGTTTCTTTACTTCACCTGATGGTGATGGATATGTTGGTGATGGTGAATATGAAGATACCTTTAATCCAACAATGAATGCACAAGCTGGTGTATTTGAACAATTACCTCAAGGTATGGACTTCAAAGCATTTGACCCTACACACCCAACATCTGCTTTTGATTCATTTACAACAAGTGTACTAAGAAGTATTGCATCAGGTTTAAATATTTCTTACCACTCATTATCTAACGACTTAACTTCAGTCAATTACTCTAGTATCAGGCAAGGTGCTTTGGAAGATAGGTCTATGTATCAGATATATCAACAATTTGTTATTGAGCATTTTGTGAACCCAGTATTTCAATCTTGGTTAGAGATGTCTATATCTACAGGTTACATCAATCTACCAATGGGTAAATTTGATAAATTCTCTAACTCAGTAAACTTCATACCTAGAAGTTTTGCTTGGATTGACCCATTAAAAGAAATGCAGTCAAACGTACTCGGCTTACAAAATGGAACAATAAGCTATTCAGATATTGCTGCAGCTTACGGTAGGGATACTGAAGAACTATTTGAACAACATCAAAAAGAGATAGAACTAGCTAAACAATATGGTATTGAACTAGCCTATCAACCATTTGGTTCTAAATTGCCAGTAGAAGCCAATATACAAGGCGGAGATAACGAAGATGAGTAATCCTACTCAGGGCATGAAAGAAGAAGCTCAGAGAGGTTTAGATTGGCGTGAAGAGTATGGTAGAGGTGGTACTAGGGTCGGTGCTATAAGAGCAAGACAAATAGTAGCTGGTGAAAATCTATCTGATGAAACTATCAAAAGAATGTATAGCTTCTTCAGTAGGCATGAAGTAGACAAACAAGCTGAAGGATTTAAACAAGGTGAAGAAGGCTACCCTTCAAATGGCAGAATAGCTTGGGCATTATGGGGTGGTGATGCAGGTATTCTTGGTCAAAAAGATTAGTAGAACAAATGAAGAAAGAAGATGAAAGACAAACAAGTTTTGATTCGCAAGAATCAGAAAAACATCCTTTATTAACAAATGAAGAGGAGAAAACTATGGATAAAACTGATAGACATATCCTCAATGTTAGTGAAACAGACGATAAAGTTATTGTTGAATTTGCGAAGCATGAGGATGTAGAACATGAAGGTGATGAAGTAGAAACAACTGATGAAGTCTCTATGCTTGAATCAGATGAAGAAGAAAGAAAAGTGATTGATATGCCTATGAAATATAGAACTATTGATTTATCTAAGGCTTCTTACATTGATGAAGAAAGCAGAAGGGTTAGAGTTGGTGTTTCTAGTGAAGAGCCAGTTGAAAGAAGTTTTGGTATGGAAGTACTAGGACATTCTGCTGATGATATAAACATGGAGTTTATAAACTCAGGAAGAGCACCATTATTACTTGACCATGACATGGAAAAGCAAATTGGTGTAATTGAAGAATTCAAATTAGATGAGACAGCAAAAAGGACAACTGCTGTAGTTAGGTTTGGTAAATCTGCTTTAGCTCAAGAAATATTTGAAGATGTGGCTGATGGTATACGTATGAACATTTCAGTTGGCTACAGAGTCGATAAATTAACTAGAATGAACAAAGATGATGAGAATTACTATAAAGCTCAATGGACACCTATGGAAGTTTCTTCTGTGTCTGTTCCTGCTGACCAGTCAAGACTTGTTGGAGTTGGTCGTTCTAAAGATAAACAAAATATTAACAATATAGAGGTAATAACAATGGAAAATAAAGATATTAATCTTGACGAAGTTAGAACTCAAACTATTGATGAAGCTAAAGCTGAATTTAAAAGAAACTCAAAAGAGATTATAGATTTAGCAGCTAGACACAATAAAAGAGATTTAGCTGACAAAGCGATTGCTGATGGTATATCTGTTGAAGAATTTAGAGGTGTATTGCTAGAAAATATTTCTAACAACACTCCACTAGAAACTCCTTCAGAAATCGGCATGACTAAAGAAGAAGTAAGGGAATTTAGCCTAGTAAGAGCTATTAGAGCTATGGCTAATCCAAGCGATAGAAGAGCACAGGAAGAAGCTGCATTTGAATTTGAATGTTCTGCTGAAGCTGCTAGACAATATGGTAAAGATGCTCAAGGTATCATGCTACCTGCTGAAGTTCTAAGCAACTGGGGTAAAAGGGATGCTGACGTGACTGATAATGCTGGTCTAGTTGCTGAAGATTACAAAGGCTCAGACTTTATTGATATTCTCAGAAATGAGTCTTCAGTAATGAGAGCTGGTGCTACTATGCTTAGAGGATTACAAGGTAATGTTGTAATACCTAAGAAAACTGCTACTGCTGCAGCAGGTTGGATTGCTACTGAAGGTGGTAACTCAGCTTCTGAACAGCTAGAAGTTGGTTCAGTCACTATGTCACCTAAAGTAGTTGGTGCACATACAGATGTAACTAGATTATTACTACAACAATCTTCATTAGATGTTGAGAACTTAATCAGAGATGACCTAACAAAATCTATAGCTACTGCTATTGATTTAGGTGCTTTAGCTGGTTCAGGTTCAAGTGGTCAGCCTACAGGTATTGCTAATACTTCAGGTATTAACACTACTACTTTTGGTGCTGCTAACCCAACATGGGCTGAGATTGTTGCTATGGAATCTGCTGTTGCTAATGACAACGCATTAACTGGTTCTTTAAGCTACATTTGTAGACCTGCTGACTTTGGTACTTTGAAAACAACTGAAAAGGCTAGTGGTACTGCTCAGTTTGTTGTATCTCCTGATAACACTATGAATGGTTATAATGTAATCAGAAGTAATCAAGTAACAAGTGGAGATTTCTACTTTGGTAACTTTGCAGACTTATTAATTGGTATGTATGGCGGATTAGATATAACTGTAGATGCTTATAGCTTAAGTCAATCAGGTGGAGTAAGAATTGTTGCTCTACAAACTGTTGACACTGCTGTAAGACACGCAGTATCTTTCTGTAAATCTTCAGACTAATTAACTGATGCTTAAATGGAATGGGGGTAGCAATACCCCCAACTTAAATATGAAAAAATACTTAATAACAAGCGATACAATCGCAGATGGTAAAAAGGTACATGCAGGTGATGTTGTTGAATTGCCTGAATACATTGGACGTGAACTTTGCTCTTATAAGAAAGCAGAGGTTCATGTAGCAAAACCTAAAGCCAAAAAAGAAGATAGAAGCGTAGGCTTAAAAACTTCTAAAGTAAAAGCTACTAAAACTAGAGCTAAAAAATAAATCATGCCATTAGAGAGTGCTTTAGACTTTAATTCTTATGTAGATACCACAACGGGGCATGGTGTTAGTGGTTTTTTTATTGAAGTTCAAAGTGCATTATGGGATTCAAGATTAAGATTGATTGATACTTGGTACGATATTGATTCAGGTGATTCTTATCCTATAAACCTAATAATAGACCAAGAGTATTTTGCTATAGGTGGCGGTACTGTTGATGTAGATGGATTTCAACCAAGGGCAATAATAAAATCATCTGATGCACCGCATATATCTCAAGGAGATAGACTGTTAGTAAATGCAATTACTACAAACAAAGGGAACACTTTAGTTCCGCAAACATTTTTCACAATTCAAACAGTAGAGCCTGACAATACAGGTTTAGTTTCATTGGTTTTAGAGGAAGAATAATGTCTCAATTCATGCTTGAAACTGAAGAAGATATGTTAGGTTATCTTGATGCCGAGTATGGTCATGGAATTGATGCTGTTTATACAAGGAATGGCACATCTTCTAATATTGTTATCATTTTGAATAATGAATATGTTGAGCAAGATTTAGGAGTTGGTGTAGAAGCACTTAAACCAATGGCAACTTGTAGAAGTATAGATATTCCAAATGTATCTTATGGAGATACTTTGAACGCCAGTGCTATAAAAGATACGAATGGGAATATATTAAAAGCAGCACAAAACTATACAATAGTTAATGTGCAAAAAGACAGAACAGGATTCACTGTTTTAATGTTAGAGGAAATATAGTGGCAAATCATATAAGACAACAAATACGAGAATATTTTGGTACTACTTTAACTGGATTATCAACAACTGGTTCTAATGTCTATGAATCAAGAATCTATCCAATAGAAAACTCTAAGTTACCAGCATTGGTTATATATACAAAGTCAGAAACATCAGAACCTATTGTTATAGGTACTGACAGAGTTATGAGTAGAGAATTATCAGTAGTGGTAGAAGGATATGCAAAAGCCACTAGTGACTTTGATGATACGATTGATACAATAAGTAAAGAAGTTGAAGAAGCAATAGCTGCTGACAGGACTCTTGATGGTAAGGCAAAAGACACTTACCTTGAATCAACTGAAATAGAGTTTAATGGTGAAGGTGAAAAACCACTAGGATATGTGAGTTTAACCTTTTTAACTAATTACTATGTTCAGGAAACTAATCCTGATGTAGCAGTATAATAGGAGATAATTATGAAATTAATTAGTCCAAATGGTAAAGTTTCTATAATAGCTCATCCCTCAAAAGTTGAGTCATTTAAGAAAATGGGTTGGAAAGAAGAAGCAGTCCAGTCGAAAGACAAAGTTAAATCTTCTTCTAAGAAAAAGCCGAAAGGCGAGGTAAAAGAAAATGGCGATACATAAAGGAAGTGAAGGTACTGTTCATGTAGGAACAGATGCTGTTGCTGAAATTAAGTCTTATTCTGTTGAAGAAACTTCTGATACTGTTGAAACTACATCAATGGGTGATTCTGCTAGAACTCACTTAGCATCATTGACATCTTTCTCAGGAAGTCTTGATGTTTTTTGGGATGAAGAAGATACTGCTCAAATAGCTTTGACTGTAGGTTCAAGTGTAACAATTAAGTTTTATCCTGAAGGTACTGCAACAAGTGCTAAATACTATGAAGGTACAGCTATTGTTACTGGTGTTTCAAGAAGTGCATCATTTGATGGATTGGTAGAAGCTAGTATCTCAGTTCAAGGAACTGGTGCTTTATCACTAGAAACAGCATAATACAATGTCAGTAATAGATAACGCAAAGAAACATTTTGCAGAGCAGGATGTAAAGGTAATCGAAGTGCCTGAATGGGGTGAAGATGATAAACCCTTAAGAATATTCAGTAAGCCATTGACGTTAGCTGAAACTTCTAAACTTTATAAAATGAGTAAAGAAGATGATTTAACGATGATGGCTTATGTTCTTATATACAAAGCATTAGATGAGAATGGAGATAAGTTATTTGATTTAGGTGATAAAAATGCCTTATTGAATAGCGTTGATAGAGAGATATTAGTAAGCGTTGCTACAAAAATTATGGGTCAAGAACCCATTGAGGAAACGAAAAAAAACTAATAAAGGATACTAATTTATATGTGCAATATGCACTAGCTGAAAAACTTGGAAAGACCTTAGAGGAACTCCAACAAATTAGTGTCCAAGAATATCAAGGATGGATAGCTTACTTAGAGTTAGCTGAAGAGAAAAGACAACATGGCAAATAAAAAAGTAAAGTTTGAATTAACCGCAGTTGATAAAACTAAAGCAGCATTTGATAAGGTTACTAAAGGTCTTAAAGGTGTTGGCTCAGTAGCTGGTAAAGCTAGTATGGCTGTAGGTAAAGTAGGATTAGCTGCTACTGGTGCTGCTGTTGGTTTAGCTTTATTCACTAAAAAATCATTTGATTATATTGATACTCTTGGTAAAACAGCATCAAGAACAGGTATAGCTACTGATACATTACAAGCATTTCAACTAGCTGCTATTGAGTCAGGAACTACTGTAGAACAAACACAAAAAGGCTTAGAGAAATTTGCTAGGTCAATAGGTGATGCTGGTAGAGGTCTTAAAACTCAAGCTGATATATTTAGAGACTTGGGCGTAGAAATAAAAAATCAAGATGGCTCTTTAAGAAGTTACGAAGAAATTTTATTTGATGTGGCTGAAGGGTTAGGTGAGCTTGGTTCTGAAGCTGAAAGAGCTACAGCATTAGCTAATTTATTTGGTAGAGCAGGAATACAATTTAGTGAAATCTTTAGAGATGGTGCTGATGGTCTACAAACATTTATTGATAGAGCTAATGACTTAGGAATTATATTAGATAAAGACACTATCAAAGGTGTTGAAAAATTTAATGATACAGTATCAGTAATAAAACTACAGATAGGTGCATTTGCAAATAATATAACTTCAGCATTTGTTCCAGCCTTACAATTAATAGCAGAAAAAATTGGAGATACAATAACTGTAAATCAAAAAGCTGCTGGTGGTTTTCAAACATTAGGGCAATCAATAGCTGTTTCAATATTGGAAGCCATAAGAACAGCAATAATAGCAATAGATTCTTTTATTGATAACACAAAACAAAGGTTTATGGAGTTTGCTTCTACAAAGATAGGTAAAACTATTTTTGGAGACATTGCAGATGAAAGTACAAAAATAAATGCAAAAATACAAGAATCAACTAAATATCTTGAAGATTTACAAAAAGCATTAAAAAGAGATGACAAGCTTTTCTTTGATATAAACAAAGGTTCTATTAGTGGTGTTTTTGAGATTGGTGCTGAAATTGCAAAAGTAAAGGCATCTATAATTGAAATGAATGAGCAGTTGTATGGTGAAGATGTTGCCAAAAGTCCTGCTTTAGAATACATAGACAATTTAATTGCTGCAGTTGAAAGTGGTGTTGGCTCATCAAACAAATTCTTTGAATCACTAAAAGGCGGTTTGACTGACAACCTAAACCCTATGCAAGTATTTCAAGCTACCTTAGAAGATATTGATAAAACAATGCAAACAACAGCAGTAAACACAATGAAAAAGTTTGAAGATGCTATTGTTGATGGTTTAAAAACAGGTAAATTAGAATTTGAAAGTTTTGCTACTTACGTTGTTGAGCAACTAGCAAGGATTGCAATACAACAAATGATAATAAAACCTCTTACTGGTGCATTTGGCTCAGCTTTTGGTAGTTTTGGTGATTTATTCTCAGCAGATGGTGGTGGTTATACAGGAATGGGTGCAAGAGCAGGTGGTATAGATGGAAGGGGTGGTTTCCCAGCTATACTACATCCAAACGAAACAGTTGTAGACCATACAAAAGGGCAAACAGTTAGCGGTGCTACAGTAAACTTCAACATATCAACAGTTGATGCTGCTGGATTTGATGAGCTATTAACATCAAGAAGAGGATTAATAACACAAATCATTAACAATGCCATGAATACACAAGGCAAAATGGGGATAGTATAATGGCAGGACAATTTCCAACAGACCCAAATTTTAGGTCATTAGTTTTTACAGACAATAGACCAGTACTTATAAATCAAACCCTATCAGGTAAGAAATCAGCAAGACAAATAGGTGCACAATACTTTTCCTTTACAGTACAAATGCCACCAGTTGACCAATTAAAAGCACAGGAAATATTTGCATTTTTATCTAAACAAAAAGGCGGATTTGAAAACTTCACCATTGCAGCACCACTAAACAACAAAGGTGTAAGTCACAGTGAAACTGATATTCTTGTTAATGGTGCAACTTCAGCAGGTGCAAGTGCTGTACCTATGGATGGTTTTTCACACACTAATCATGCATTAAGAGCAGGTGACTTAATTAAGTTTGCAGGTCATTCAAAGGTTTATATGGTACAAGATGAAGTAACTGCATCAGGTGGTGGTGCTACTGTAAACATACAACCAAACTTAGTTGCTAATGTTGCTGACAATGAAGCTGTAACTACTAATAAACCACTTTTTAATGTATATCTTGAAAATGATGAGATTAGATATACAACAGATGCTAGTGGTTTTTATAACATTTCTTTTGATGTACGAGAGGTTATTGAGTAATGCCTAGAAGCCTTTCAGCAGGTTTACAAAGTCAAGTTTCTGCTCAACAAACTAAAACAGCCTTTCTTGTAGAACTAAATCTATCTACTGTTATAAGACTAACTGACTTTTATAGAGACGTTACTTATAATTCTAATTCTTATGAAGCTGGTGGTTCTTTTCTAGCAGTCAATACAACAACTGAAACAGGTCAACTACAAGTTAATGACATAGACCTATCCTTTTCTAATGTTACTAATCAAGTTAGACAACTTGTAAGGGATGGTGCTTTTACTGATAAAGTTGTAAATATTTACATAGCTTACTTTGATGTCAATGAAGATATTGTAGGTGCTATTAATTACTTTACAGGTCAAATTAAAAACGTAAATATCACAGAAAACATAGATAGCAGTATCTTGAGCATTAGTGTTGCTTCACATTGGGCAAATTGGAACTTAACAAAAGGAAGGCATTATTCAGATGAATCACAACAGTTAGTTTACTCAGGTGATAGAGGTCTAGAATATGCTACACAGGTAAAATCAGATGTAAGGTGGGGTAGTTAATTATGTATGCCCCATTGAAAAAAAACTTTTTTCAAAAAATTGGTGCTGCAATATCTAAGTTTTTAGCTAACAAATTTGTTAAATATACAATAGTAGCAGCTACAGTTGTAACTGGTGTTAAAGGGTTTAGACAAATGGCAGACATGCTATCTAAAGGTCAAGACATCATGGCTAACAAAACTGCTGCAGGTGGCAAGATACCAGTCATATATGGAACAAGAAGAGTAGGTGCACAGATAGTCTATATGGACACAGCACAAAACAGGTCAAGAGATTTGTTTGTTGTTTATGCACTAGCTGTTGGTGAATGTGAAGAGATACTTGGTAGAACTATTGAGATAGATGGTAATAGTATTCTTGATGGCAAGATATACAAAGGTGGTGGCTATGTTGGTTCAGATAAAATATCTTCAGGTGCAGGTTCTTTAAATACTGCTTCTCAAGTCGGTGATAATCAATACTCAAATGCAGGTACTCTAGGAACTAATCCAGCACTTAGATATTCTTTTGTATTCAACTTGCATCATGGTGCAGCCAGTCAAGCAGCAGACCCTATGCTTAGAGCATCAATACCTGCTCAGTGGTCAACCAATCATAAGTTAAATGGCATTTGCTACATAGCAGCTTCTTTTGATTATGATAAAAAGGGCATGTATCAAGGAGTACCACAAATAACAGTACAAGTTAAAGGTAGAAAAGTATATGACCCAAGAAGTGACACTACTGCATGGTCAAGCAACCCTGCTCTTTGCTTTTTAGACTACATACAAAATGATGAGTATGGTAAAGGTTTAGCAACAGCAGATATAAACATGACTACATTTCAGACTGCTGCAAACACATGCGATGTATTGCAGAATCAACCTTTTTATGGAAGCAGTTATCAAAATGTGACATGGAGTGGTACAGCAGGTACTAATAGAATAAGAATCGATGAATATGATAATTCTTATCAAAACAAAGTAGATGAAATAATAACTATCAAAGATTCAGGCGGAACAATTATTGTTGATTCTAAAAACATTGATTCATGGCGTACAGATGAGTTTTATGATGAATCAAGAGTTAATGAAATTATTATAGATGATGATATAGGTAGTGATTACACAGATGAGTCAGGCTCTATATTTACGCAAGTTAAAAGATTTCATTGTAATGGTTATATAGATACCAATAAAAACGTCATGGATAATGCTAAAGACCTTCTTTCAAACATGAGAGGTATTTTCACATATATTGAAGGTAAGTATGAATTGCAAATAGAAGATACTGGTAGTTCTACATTTAGCATTACAGACGACCATATAATAGCCGATACAGGCATAACTATTGATTATGGCACTAAGGATAAAAAAGCAAACAAAGTTGTTGTTGAGTTTTTTAATGCAAATAAGAAATACGAGTTAGATACAGTCACAGAATTGCATGATGCTTCGCCTAATTATTATTCTGATGATGGTGAGATATTAGAGATAAAAGCAGAATTCCCATTTATTACTGACCCTTATATTGCATCTAATATGGCAAAAGCTATTCTGCAAAGAAGTAGGAAACAAACAACAATACAGTTTTTAGGTACACCTGAAATGTATAAGCTAAACATAGGTGATATTGTCGATATTACTTATGAAGGTTTGGACTTATCATCCTCTAACTCAAACAATGTATTTAGGATTGAAGCATTAGAACTGCAACCAAATGGTCTTGTATCAGTTAGTGCAATAGAATATTTTGATATCTATTCTTGGGAAGTACCAACTATAGAGACAACAGCAGACCCAGTAAACCTACCAACAGCAGGTGCATTAAAAGCACCGCAAAATGTTGTCTTTACAGATACAGATGCATCAGCTATTAATAGACCTACTTTAACTTGGGATGAACCAACTGACTTTCCAGTAAAAGAATTTAGAGTAGATATAACTGATAGCTCAAGCAATGCAGTTATAAGTAAAGTAGTAGATACAAATTCTGCTGACTTATCTTTTATACCTAAAGGCAGTAATTATAATTACTCTATAACATCTATCAATGGCTTAGGTGTTGAATCTGAAGCAACAACAAGTACATTCACCATTGCAGACGACCCAGTAAAAACTACTGAGGTAGAAATGAATGGGGTTACCTTATCAACAGTTGAAACCTATGGAACTGTATCAGGCAAATCAGGTAACTATGTAAACTTCACAAACAAAGTTAATTTTACTAATGAGGTTGAGTTTCAAGATGGATTTATTGTAGATGCTGGTGATGTTAATTTTTTTGACCCAGTAACCTTTGGTGATGGTTTTGTTGGTCAGGGTATTTTTGATATTGGAAGTGGTGCGATAGAATTTAGCTCATACACACCACCATCAACAACTGATAGGTTATATAGAGTAGGCAATGCCTTACATTATAGCGGTGAAGAGCTAGGCAGAGTATCTAATGGCACACCAGCATCAGCTACCGCTACTGGTACTACAGGTGAAATACAATGGGATGCAAACTACATCTATGTATGCATCGCAACAAACACATGGAAGAGGGTAGCGATTAGCACATGGTAATAGTAAACTAATAAGACACAGAGATTTAATATGGCACAACACGATTACAACTTAGCAAACCAATCAGGAGCAGATTTTAGAGCAGATTTAAACAATGCTTTATCTGCTATAGTAACAGTCAATAGCGGTGCTACAGCACCTTCTACCACCTTTGCACATCAATTATGGGTAGATACTTCAAGTAATGTTTTAAAAATAAGAAATGCAGCTAATGATGCTTGGGTGACTACAGGGGTTAGCATTACAGCAGATAATACATTTGCTGGTAACTTAACAGGAAACGTCACAGGCAACCTTACAGGTGATGTAACGGGTAATGCTGATACAGCTACAGCACTTGAAACCGCAAGAACAATAAATGGTGCATCTTTTGATGGCACTGCAAACATATCTTTTGATACTGATAGTGTTAGTGAAGGTTCTAGCAATCTATATTTTACAAACGCTAGAGTTGAATCTTACTTAGATGCAGGAACTTCTACACCAACATTTGCAAGTGCAGTAATTAATACAAGCATTACAGGTTCAGCTATTTTAGATGATGATTCTTTTGGAACTGCAAGTGCTACAACAGTTGCAACATCTGAATCAATTAAGGCTTATGTAGATAGTCAAGTAGGCAGTGTAGATACACTAGCTGAAATACTTTTAAATGGTAATACTACAGGCGGTACTGATATTCAATTTGGTGATGATGATAAAGCCATATTTGGTACAGGCTCAGATTTGCAGATTTATCATAATGGTCTTGCAAGTTTTATTACTGATGTTGGTACAGGTGATTTATTTGTAAAAGCATCTAACTCTTTAAAATTACAATCTGCTGATACTGAAAATTATTTAGTAGCCAATGCGAATGGTGCTGTTACTCTTTATTATAATAATTCAGCAAAACTAGCCACAACCTCAACAGGTATAGACGTTACAGGAACAGTCGTAAGTGATGGTCTTACAAGTAGTGGTAACTTAGATATTGTTAGTTCTTATCCAAGAATTAATTTAACTGATACAGGTGAAAATCCTGACTATTCAATTATTAATGCTAATGGGATTTTTAATATTTACGATGTGCAAAATAATAGCAATCGTTTAAGTATTAGTTCAACAGGCAACGCTACCTTTGCAGGAACAGTAACAAGTGATGGGTTGACTGTAGAGGGTGCAACAACACCAGTGCTTCGTTTAGAAAGTGAAACATCATTTTTAAATGTAAACGAAGCAGGAAAAATAGAATTTTACACAAATGATGCAAGTACAAATGCAACTGGTATTGGTGCAGAAATTATTGCTGATTCTGTAAGCACACTTGCATCCATTGACCTTGTTTTTAAAACTAGAAATAGTGCTGTTTCTGCTTCAACTGCTAATCGTCTTAAAGTAGCTAATACAGGAGACATCTCCTTTTATGACGATACTGGTACTAGCGAGAATCTAAAATGGGATGCAAGTGCTGATACTCTAAACTTTGTAGATAATGCAAAGGCTACTTTTGGTACAGGTGGGGATTTAGAAATCTATCATGATGGTAGTAATAGTTATATAGATGAAGCAGGGTCAGGTGGATTATATATTAGAGCAAATTCATTTTTAACTTTGCAAAAATATACTGGCGAAAATTTAGCTCAATTTTTTGCAGATTCAGAAGTAAGACTTTTTTACGATAATGCACAAAAACTCGCAACAAAATCAACAGGCATAGACGTAACAGGTGAAGGTAAGTTTACAGACTTAACAAATGGTGGTCTTGTTCATGCAAGAGGTTTAGATGCTTCTTTATTTCTTGATGTCACAAGTGGAAATAATGCAAAGATTTATTACGATAGTGGCGATTTAGAATTTAAAGCTACTAATCCAACTGCTGTTGATTCTTCAGTTAGTATGAAGATAGCACAAAATAGAGACATCTCCTTCTATGACGACACAGGCTCAACCCAAGGTTTATTTTGGGATGCTAGTGCTGAGAATCTATTTGTAGGTGGAACTACTACTACAAATGCTCAAGGTTGGGGTAGACAAATATCATCTATTAATAGTGGTACTAATGGTGCTGCTTTAACATTAAAAGATTCTAATGGTGAATATCAGTTAGCAAGTTATGCAAATAACTTTTATTTATCACAAGGTGTAAATACTCGTTTCTTCATTAATTCGTCAGGCTTGGTTGGAATCGGCACACAAGCACCAAGTCAAAAGCTATCTGTTTCAGATGGTATGCACGTTACACCTGCAAGTGCTTTTGCAGCAGATACAAGCGGAACATATACCCTTGCGGTTGGTGCAAACTCAGGTGGTAAATCTGCAATCTTTGACCAAACCATTGTAGTAGAAGGCTCAGTTGGAATTGGAACTGATTCGCCAAATAAAAAACTTCATGTAAAAACTGATACTGATGGCGATGGTATAACAATACAACGCAACAGCACCACAGCAGGAACTTATGGTCAATTAGGTTTTAGTCCTAGCACAAATGATGCAGGAACTCCTAACGTATGGATTCGTGGTTATAGAGGTTCTGCATACACAGATAATTACATGACATTCGGTACAGGTGGTAATGCTGGTAGCGAGTCAGCAAGACTGGATGCCTCGGGACGATTGGGAATAGGCACAACAACTGCTGGAACTTTACATGGTGCAAGTTATGGCACAACTAAACTTCATGTAGATGGTGGCACAGATAGAGGTCAGATGATTCTTGAGGGTGATACTTTAGCTAGTATTATAATGTCTGATAATGGTGCAACTGCTAATTCAAGAGTCTTTTTAACACAGGTTAATGATGGCTTAATGCACTTCAAGAGTGTTAATGATGATGGCACTTCTAAAGCAACTATTATGTCTATGAACTCATCAGGCAATGTTGGAATTGGGACTGATTCGCCAAGTTCTGATTTAGAAGTTGACGGTGAAATTGGAATTACTAATTTTGATGCATTAAGACTTGGTGTTAATCATGGAAATGGTGCAACGATTGCTTATGCAAGTAATGGTAACTTAAATATAAACCCACGTTCAGGATATTCAACTGTATTTCAATCAGGATATGTTGGAATTGGTGATACTGCTTATAACTCTGCAAAATTAACTGTAGCAGGTGGTTTAAATGGAACACACGCTGTATTTTCAGGACAAGCTGGTCGTGGTTTAAAAATATCAACTGAAAACACTTTAAACAACGATGATGGTGCTGTATATGACGCACAAACATCTACAGGAAAACATCTATTTAAAACTGGCGGAACAGAAAGAATGAGAATAGACTCATCAGGCAACTTGTTGGTGGGTAAGACTGCTAACGATAATACAACAGCGGGTTTCAAGGTTGAAAATGATGGGTTCTTTTCTGCTGTAGCTGATGGAAAT